TCTCAACCAAAGATCCATCCAGGTCAGTTCGCATCCCCCAAGACTGCCGCTCGACAACGTCGAACGACAGCCCAGGATTGGAGCGAGTTATGTGATAGATTTTTTCCATCCGCCACCGATCAAGAAACGGGTTGGGTGCTATCCCGAGTTTAGTCGTGATAGACACCGCAAGATCGCCTTTTGCCTTACGCATTTTGGCGAGCGTATCGACTGTTTTAAGCAGCCGTATTGACCCATTCTTGTATCGGCGGTAGATGTGCATATTAGAACGGCACCTCTTCGTCAGCTTCTGCGGCTATTTCCGCTTTCACATCATGAAGGGTTTCACCCGTGGGGTTGGCCGTAATGCGATCGGCAACTGCATAGATGGAACGAGCCAGGGCTTCCAGCTCCTTCTCAAACTCGGCACCTTTGAGCTTGGTACCGCTGAGAAGCGAACATGCGTTGTTGATCGACATCCCAACACGCATTCCGATCTCACGCTCACCATGGGCTACACGCGAGTGATTGGATGCTGGGGTCGCTGAAGGTACGACACCCTGGGGTTTGTCGAACCCACCCTTGGGCAATCCCTTCTTCGTCCGGTTGCCCGAGTCCTTGAAGACGACTGGCGTTCCTTCTTTCCACCACGGATCTTCTGAAGCTCCGTTTGCCATGACGGTGGTTCCGTCAGACAAGTTGACGACGAAGGGGAAATACTGGTTCCCCTGACTTGACTCCCAGGGATCCCCCAGGCGTTTTCTGCTAGTTACTGTGATCATAGTATTTAGAATGGGAGATCCACTCCCAGGTTAGGTTTAGGTTCCAGTGAAAAGGTTCGACGCTTAGTGTCAAACCATAAATCGCGGTAGATAGTGACGCCATTTGCACGTTGTTTTGGGACATACATCCGCCCATCTGGCATCTCATCCGAGACATCCTCTCCGGCTTCAATGGCTTTCTCCTTGGCTTTATTCCTCCAGATTATGACAACGCAATGAGCTGCGGCCCCAATGCCCTGGCCACCCAATATGTCCTCCAGTTCCGGTATTTGCCCAGACCCGGCTTTCTTTGCGTCAGCATGGCAGACTAGCAATACGGTGACATCATTGTCGATGGCAAACTTAGCGGCTTCCTTGGCGATGCGTTCCTGTCCGCCCCAGTCATCCTTAGCTGCGATGTGCATCAGGGCATCGATGACAAACAAATCAACACCGTATCGACGATGTGCATACAGAAAATCTTGGTGCAAAGATTCCCAACTGTTTGTTCCGCCTTCCATGCCTTCGATGAACCACAACCGATCCTGAAACTGTGTAAGGTCAGATTGGATACTTTCTTCCTTTGGCATATGTCCATTATGCATCCATAACATGTTGAATAGCATAGACTTACTGGGTATCTCAAAGGAAGCAATGCAAGTACGGCGGTCATTATTGAGCATCTCATGCATGCAACTCTGGTAAAGCCATTGGCTTTTTCCGTGTCCTGGATATCCACCTACAATATTAAGCTCGCCTTTCCGAAACCTGTATTTGAGTTCTGGAAACAGGAATGGATTGTGTTCATTCTCTTGTTGGTAGCGATCAATCTCTTCCGCAAGTTCTGCCGCCATCCCGTCAACAGGCTTGAGGGTCTTGGGATCATACGATTCGGCGTTTTCGTATAGTGGACCCATCCCATCACCAGATAGGAGCAGATCATTGAGATCATTGTGGGGAGATGGGACACGGAGCCGCTTGCACCTGGTGATGCCCAAACGCTTCGCCACTTCATTGGCGGCTTTCTCTCCAGCTTCATCGTTGTCGAAACATAGGTAGATAGTTTCGAACCTTTCGAGGGCTTCATAATCATTCTCGATCCAGCCCATATTGGAGCATCCGCTAGGGACAGATAGCACAGGCATATCGGCACCCATATCGGATAGGGACATAGCGTCGATTTCGCCTTCACAGATGGTGATCTGGTCGGCAGTGTCGTCCACAGTGGGCCATCCCCACAGGGTGGCATAGGCAGCAGTGGACCAGATGTCCTTCCTGCCTTTGTCATCTTTATGGATGCCCACACTTTTTAGCATCACATAGTCCCCATCGGGCGACACAAATTTGAATGCATAGAAGTCGCTGTTGTAGCTGCTATTGCGGCTATGGCTCCTCACCTCATATTTGCGTAGAGTGGCAGTGGATAGTCCCCGATCATTGGTGAGGTAGTCCATGGCCCAGGATCCGGTGAGCGGCTTGACCTGCACCTTGGGCGTCTCGGGCTTGGGTGCAGCGGCCACCGTCTGTACATCTGTGATGCCTAGCAATGCCTTTATCTCAGCCTGGGTTTCGTGGTAGTTGCCCACCTGCCTCATCACGAGTTTGAGGATGTTGGTAGACTCTCCGGTGCTTTTATCTTTAGCCAGATAGACACCGCCCCTGCCGGGATACACCCCAGTAGACTGGCCTTCGCCGCCATCCAAGTCGCCCATGGCGTAGCTAGATCCCCGACGCTTGGCGTTGGGAAACCAGGTTTTCATCACAACATCAATGTGCTGTGACAAGTGTTTATTGAGGTCATCAGGTGTCATACTTCTGGTCCTCCTTCACCATGCTTGGCTTCCGGGCGAGCCGATCCTTTCGATCCTGCTCCCGTGCGGCTGCGGCATCGAAGTAGTAGGTGCGGACGTACCCGGCATCAGCCAAAGCATTCCATCCGCCTGTGGCGAATAAATCGGCATGCTCCCAATTAGGCCAGAGCATACATCCACTCTCGATGTAGCTCTCCAATATGAGCGAGCGACCCGAACGGCCCCTCACTTCTAGCTTCCAGTCCTCGGGACTATCCGCTGTTTTCTTTAGTCGCACCACCTGACCGCAAAGCAAGCGATCGCCGTGGTGGAATGTTAGGTATGCTCCAATATCCATATTTGTTTTTAATAAAATTAAATCCCGCACATTCCTTCGCACTCTGCCTTGAAATCCCAAGTCAGTTGCCCTTTGTCAACGTCGTTATCAAAATCAATTTCAGACAAAGGCTTACAAGAGTTGTGAAGGTATACCTCCATTTTCATCGCGGGATTAGACTCTTTATAGATTTTTCTTATTTTGTCATCAAACTCGATAGCTTCTTGAAAGTGCTTAGGTTCATCGTTCCGAAGCCTTCTCCATTCACCATCGCTATGGAACGGGCAGTAGAAACAAGCAGACCTCGGTGGCTCTGGGTAATTGTTATCTTTCATCCATTGCAAACAATGCCACCTAGACATTTTTCTCTCTATCAAGGGAAATCTATGCTGGGTCCACTTCAGTCTAGGTTCTTTCATCCTTTGCATTTCATCCCAGGATATCCCGATCCACTGTGTAACAGTAATTTCTTTTTGCCCTCTCTTGATTTCAGCCAGCTCCTTAATCTTTTTTATGATTGGCCTGATCTTGTAATCAGCGGTGCATTTTCTCCCTATTGCTGCTGTTTTATTTCCGTTGGGCAAGATTCCAAACAGAGGGATAAGATTGTTCATCCTGCTTTTCCCGTCCTTGCCTATCTTTTTTTCTAAGGATCGCTCTGTTAAATTTCCAAAAGTTACTTTGTGAACTGGGAAAGGTAGTTCTTCCTCTAAGAACTTAAGCCATTCATACACTGAGTCAGGTTCGGCTTGGGTGTCTGCAAAGATAGCTGCATCCGGCATAGGATCCAGCTCGCCTTTTGCTGCCATTAAAGCCATACAAGAACTTTGAACTCCTGCTCCTAAATTCAGGAAGTTATGTTTAGTTTCGTTAGGTTTTACGATCATTTTTCCCAATAATATTTATCCAATTTTTCCTCCGGGACCAAGCCGGGGCGATGATCATAGTCATCGTTCTCGAACAAGTCTGCATGGGTGCAGAGCACTGGCAAGGGAATATCTGTGGTTTCTATCAGACTCCCCCTATCCCAGCGCAATGTAATTTTCCGCAAAAACTCCTCACGCTCCCTGATTGGATCAAAGAGCCAACTGAAACACCACCTGTTTTTGCGATTAGTCATTCTTGGCTTCCTCCTTCATCATTTCGGCGGTGGCCAATTTTATTTGCTCGACGAACTCGTCGCCGACTGGCTCAAGGTTAGCGATAGCGGATGAGATGACTATCTCGACCACTACCTCGGCGGCATCGGTTATCATCTTATGCACCGCCTTCGGGACACTCGGATCGCATTCCATTTGTCCCGCATGTTCGCGGATTAGGGCGAACGCCGCCAATACGGCGTCCCGGATATATCTATCTGATAGTTCTTCTGTGACGTATTTCATTTTTTGCTCCATTCTTGTTGATCCAAAATACTACTGCTTGGGTTAATAGGTTATTCATTACTTTCCGGGACAAATTTAGACCCATGCTTCGTGATTGCTCATTCATCACTTCGTGGGCGTCGATCCATGAGTGTCCACACTCATGGCACTGGACAGCCACACGGATCAAATAGTCATAGTAGAGGTCAGTTTCAAACTCGCTCATTTTATTTTTCTCCATTCCAATTTAGCTAGGTCTAGCAGGTTTTCTGTTGCCTGCAAGGATAAGTGCAGGCCGAGATCTCGGGCCTCGTCCCGCATCGATTCGAGGGCAGCACCCCATGAGCATCCAAACTCATAGGATGTTACGGCCCAACGGACCAAGTGGTCATAGTGGTAGTCGGCTTCTTCTGGGGTCATTTGAAGCTCCCTCCTAATGCGTGGAATAGATCATCCACCTGCTCGGGCGTTGGCTCATTTTCGAGCCGTTCGAGTTCCTCCATGTAGAGGCGTTCCATAGGGGAAAACCCTGAGTCGCCAGGCATCTTGACACCCTGGTGATGATAGGATGGAGGGTTGATTTTAAAGGTTCCGCCGAGGGCGGGCTTGACGGCGGAGCCGAAAGCGTCAGACACCTCTGACGCTAAACCAATCTCATTATTTCTGTTAGTCATATACTTATTATCTACTTTATTATGTTATCTATGTTATATGTGACACTATAGTGTCATTAGCCTGATACTATAGTATCAAGCGCGTACTTCTTTGCCAGCCTCATCTTCCGTGTGTGGTTGCGTCCCATCTTCTGGATGACGCCCCTTTTCACTAGCCTAGATATCAGCATCTGAACATAATGTTCGGAGACACCAATATCCTCGGCGATCCGCTGGTTGGAAGCGAAACACCCATCCGGCCACCCGCCGATGTACCCGGCGAGTAGAGCCTCGGCAGGACCGAGGGATCCTTTCAAGAGTGAGCTTGGCACCCAAACACCACGCATGCTATACGGTCCTCCTGTTCTTTGATCCATTCACTGGAGAGTGCATCTGCTATCACTTGCTTGCCGTGATAGTGAACATCCGTTATCTCCACCTCATTATCCCACGGTTCATATTTGAATAACCACTTCCCTCCAGTATCGTCTGTATAATCGTCAATCATCCCCTCCAACCTAGGCACACTCCCCCACATGTCAAACTCTTCTCCGAATGTTTGTTGCTTTACAGTAAGGCACACTCCCCTAGGTTAGGCACACTCCCTTAGAGAGCACCGGATGGGTGCTGGTCCTTCGGACCAAATCTGGCTAGGCAATTTTTGCCTAGGTGTTTTTACCTATACCTACGTACCCACCCCAACTACCTAGGCGACTACGTAAAACTACCGATTTACGGTAAAGCAAACGAGCCGTTGCAATTTTCGCAACCCGTTTAAAATAGGGCGGCGATGACAACTAGAAATCACAGCGCGGAAGCCGCCACCGCAAATAATGCTGGCGAGCAAATCGAAACGAGAGCGGAACCCGTTTGCGTTCGTATTCGATCAAGCATTGTAACGGGTAACGGATGGCTCCCCGACTTGAAAAAGGGAGAAAATCGACGCCGATACGAGGCGGAACTTGATTGGAAACAATCCCGCTCTCTTGGAATCAAAGGCTCGCCGCTTGGTAGAGGATGGACCGAGGAAGAAGCGAAAGCCGACCTTGTCGCCCGGATAATGCATGAAAACGGGATCCGTCTCGAGTTGAAAGATCCCACTGTTTGGGCTGTCTACTATGACACGCCGCGAGCTTTTGGAATAGTTCGAGAGGTGTCTATCATCTATCACGCGATCAACAAGAAGATCGAAGAACTAGGAAAGGAGGCGGAAGCATGAACTGGGAATCAGCAGTTGAAATATACATTGAAGTTCTGCAGAACCCCCGAGCGACAGCCGGAGCGATCATTGGAGCGAAGGAAGAGCTTTTGCGACTAGCTCGAAATTTCGAGTCAGCCAAAGCCCACATCGGGCAATTGCAGGAAGCCCTTGACGAAGCCACCAGAAAGGAGGCGGAAGCATGAAATATTACACGATCGTTTTTTGCCAGAACGATTTCGACACGAAAGAACCGTTCGAAATCCTCAATGAGCAAGGCGAAGACGCGGCCATCGAATATCTCGCCCAATGGGATTTTGGTGGCGAATCGGAGCATTGCATGAGCGCGTCCGCTGATAAGCCCTGGGGTTTGTCCGACACTATTTATTGCAAGGACGACTACATACTAAGCTATAATGAGCCGCTTGGCTACATTGGACTAACAAGGAAGGAGGCGGACGCATGAAACGACAGATACACCTTAAACAAACCGCCAATAAGCAATGGCAGTACACCCACCTGGAAGACGGCGAGCAGCTTTACCCGTGGCAATTCGGGACGCGCGACCCGCTCGAAACTATCGACCAAGCAGTTGCCCGTTTTGGGCCGGAGCGAGGGCCGACACCGGGCAAGGTCGAATCTCTCCAATCGATGCCCCGGGCAGAATGGCGCTACGATTATAACGACGCACCGAAAGGAGGCGAGAGATGACCCCTTACCAAATTATATCCGAACTAGGACCGGAGGAATTTAATGTTTACGAGATTTCGACCTACGGACGATCGTCGGTTCTAGCCGGGCAGACTCGCAAGGTTTTCCTCGATTCATTCAGGGCCTACGACGACGCCGCCCAGGCCTACCCGGAAGCCGAACCCGGATATTGCCACCCCAACAACACCGTTGCCCACTTGCCAGGCCCGGATGACTACGAGCCCGGCGGAGCATGGCCCGACTACTTTGACGATCCCTTCGACTACTAACCCACAACTAAAGGAGAACAGATAATGACTGAACGCATAACGAAACGCCACCTCGAGTTTGAGCTTGAACGCCTGAACGCGAACACCGGAAACCCCGACACCGCTTGGACTTGGGTCGAGAGCAAAGGAGAACCCCGCCGCCTCGTTCCCAACATAGGCCACTACGGGCTGCAAAGTTGGAACGGAGCGACCCGCATTGAACGAGACGGCCGCGACATAACCCCGCTTATGACGAAGCGAGAACTCCACCAGGTTTTACGAGGAATCAATACCGTCTTGGAGGAATGCGAACGCCGCCCGGCACCGGGAAAGGAGGCGAATAATGTATAGCCGCGACCAGCCCGAAATCGAAGCCCACGCCCTAGAAAGCCCTGAAGGCTTCATGGATACGCTCGAGTTTGTTTTAACGACGATACAAGCCGCCCTCTCGACCTGCCGACGCCAGCGCCGACAGATTGCCCGCGACGGATACGACGCCGCTTGCCTTTGGGGATCGAAGCCTGCCGGGCTAAGATACGGACACGAGCACGCCCCGCGACTGCTCGAGGAGTTTAGACGCCTACGAAGCCGCCAGGCGACCGAGGAAGCCATTGAACTAGCCACCTCGATTCCTTGCCTAGGATTGCCCAAGGCGGGATTTCTATGCCAGCTTGTGGGCTTCGACGTTGCATGCCTCGATGTTCACAACTTACGCCGCGAAGGCCTGCCGCCTTCATTCGTGAAGTTGAACAAGAAGGCCACCCAAGCCACCCAGCGAAAGCATATTGCTAGATATGTCGACTACTGCCAGCGAGACGGAGCAGAAAAGTGGTGGGACAGTTGGTGTGAGCATGTTGCCGGGAATCGTCACAACCGGAACCTACCGACCGCGGACGCCGTAAGCAGATTCCACGTTGACGCCGTAAAGATGGGGGCGAGCGAATGAGAGATCCTGACGAACAAACGGAAGCCGCTCTGATTGTCGGACTTTGCTTACTCCTCGCGCCGCTCCTCATCCTGCTGCTGCTGCTGCTAGGATATTGACGACCGGAAACGGATCACACGGCGGGCTGCCTTCGTTGGTAGCCCGCCTTTTTCGTCGATAGACCCAGGTAAACTCATCCCTCAAATCCAGAGAAAAACCGCACCCCACACGCGCGACGCTACCTAGACGCCGCTTGCAACTACCTAGACCACCCCCAAAAATCGCCCGCCGCAGTCTACGCTTCGCTCGCTGCGTCGGCTCAACCGACGCTTTCGATGCACCCCGTAACGACCAAGCACAGTCACGAGCCAAACGTCAACAGGGGGGAGGGGGCTATCCCCCGCGAGCCACGGTCACTACTACTCATAAACTGCCCCTCGAAAAATTGTTGACTTCAAGGCTCCGTTTTGCTATTCTCCCATCGTGGAGGACGATAAAGCAGCCATAAAGCACGAGTTACTAGCATCCATTGAAGACGAACTACGTCGAGCTGAGGCTGCTGCTCCTCCACACGCTAAACTCCTTGAGCGGTACAACCCGGAGAAAGCTGCTCGCATTCTTTTCCTCCATGCTCAGGGCAAATCCCAGACCTGCCTATGCAAGAAGTATGGCTACGATCGGTCCACGGTGATACGCATTATCACCACCTATGCGGACCAACTGGGCAAATGGCGTGAACTCGGGGGCAAGCTAGCTTCCTACTCCTACCTCAATATCACTAGCCTGGAGGAGGATATGATTGAGAGTGTGCGTGAGGGGATGGATAGTGGTGAGCTAAAGCCCACCTTCAAGGACATCAAGGACATCTCCATCGCTAAGGCCAATAGTAGTCGGGAGGCCATGCTGGCTCGGGGGGAGGCAACGAGTATCAGCCGTGAGGAGAAGGTGTGGACGGATGACGACTACAAGAAGCTCATGGAGCAAGCTCGTAACCAAATGGCCAATGAGGCTATACCTGCGGAGGTGGTAGATGAACGGGAAGGGTGACAGGGACAGAACCACCGATCGGGACGCATACGATCGGGGCTGGGAACGCATTTTCGGGGGAAACATAGATTCGACGAAAGCAGCGATGCTTTCGGACGTGGGTGCGATTCCCACTTCCTCCACCATAGAAAAACGTCCATTTGTGGCACCGCCAATCAGGCATGGAATAAGGAAGATCATTGAGTAATATGAACAAAAACAACCAACTAGTCCAGCGGTCTTTGGACACCATTGTCCCCGACTGGCAGACGGTATTGGTGGCATCCATAACGGAGCATGGCTTCGAGTATGACATTTTCAATAAGATGGATGAGGAGCATTTCCAGGAAAACCTGGCTGTCCTATTGGCCCTTGTTGCGAAGAAGTCTCAACAAGAGCTTAGGAACATTGATTGGATAGATGATTAGCTTTACGGAACATCCCTTCCTTGAGGCCCCTACAGCGGAGGAGATAGTTTGGCTATACGACAACAACCTCCCACTGCTAAAACAGCTTCATAAGGCCCATGAGGGCCGCATAGAGGCAAGTGTCAACGATCCCATACGTTATGGGTTTGACCTGCCGGGTTGGGAACGCATCCGCGAGGGGTTGCAAAGCTATAATGAGTGTTTGGCCCTCGGGGGGAACAGGTCTGGCAAGACCACTGGCTTTGCGAAGATAGTTATGGAAGCTGTCACTGAGAGCCGGGATGGCCATGTGGTATGCTTTAGCCAGAATGAGGACACCTCCATCAAGGTGCAGCAAGCTGCCATATGGGAGATGATGCCCAGGGAGATGAAGAAGAAGACCAAGAGCATGGATGGCTACATCAACTTCTCCATGCAGAATGGCTTCACTGGCAAAAGTTTCATCTTTCCAGATACCCGTACTAGGGTGGATTTCAAGACATACACTCAGTTTAGCAACAACCAAACCATCCTTGAAGGGTTCGAATATGGGTTCCCGGATCCGGAGGGAATCAATATTGGGGCATGGTTGGATGAATATTTGGGTGACGCTACGCTAGTCAACACGCTTAGGTTTCGTTTGGCCACCCGAGATGCTGTGATGGGTGTAGGGTTTACCCCTATAGATGGCTACACGCCTTTCATTTCTGATTACCTCAAGAACGTCGAAACATTGGAAACTAGGGGTGCAGCCCTCATTGAGGGCCGGGAGGTCCCTGTGCGGCAATACAGCCCCTCTAGGGATGCTTCTGTGGTTTATTTGCATTCCGACGAAAACCCCTTCGGGGGGTATGAGCGTATAGCAAAAGACCTTCGTGGAAGGCCAGAAGAAGAGATATTAGTACGTGCTTATGGTGTGCCCGTAAAAAGCATGACTTCCCTCCTTCCTCTCTTCAACACTGAGGTGAATGTGTTGAGTGATGAGAAGGAGAACAAGTATGGAATGAAGTTTCCCGATGTGTCCAATAAGGCTAGATATACCATTTATCAGGTGGTGGACCCTGCGGGTGCTAGAAACTACGTCTCGATTTGGGCTGCTGTGGATGAGCGGGATAATGTATACATTTGCCGGGAATGGCCCGATTGGGACACCTATGGAGAGTGGGCCGATTTCGGGGATCCGAAGTGGAGGTATGGTCCTGCTTCCAAAAAGATAGGGTTGAGTGTCCAGGGCTATTGCGAGTTGTTCGATGAGGTGGAGGATGAGCTGGGGGTGGAAGTTTTTGAACGCATTGGCGACTCCAGGTTCTTTGCTAAGGAGAACGAGAACAACGAGGACCTCTTTATGTCCTTCGAGGAACATGGCTTTATATTCGTTCCATCCGATGGTAGGATGGAGGAGGTGGGGTTGTCTGCATTGGACGAGTGGTTCAATTATAACCCGAATGAGCCGATTGATGCGGCTAATCGGCCCAGATGCTACATTCACGAGAGCTGTCGCAACCTTATCGATAGTCTCATCAACTACAACTCAAAGGGGAAAATGGACGAACCCTTGAAGGACTTCTTCGATGCCATACGCTATTTGCGAATGGCGAATGCCGGGGAAGGTCCAGTCCATATAACTGCCCGCGATTTAGCAGTGACTCGCCGGGCTACGGGAGGATATTAGATGAAGATAAGACTAAGCGAATTGGCCCGGCAAGGCCATTATGAATGGGATGCCTTATTGGCGTTGGCGAAGGAGAAACTATCCGAGGATATGATCACGGGTGTCGGTAGAAACACCTGGATTAGTGAAGAGGGTCAGGACATTCTGGCGGATGCTATGGACGTCCCTGAAGCCACTCCAGCCCATTATAAGGGCAAGGTTCTGAAGGTGGCTCCCAATAAGAAATATGTATATGCCTACATTCGGGAAAATAGCATGAAGGTTCCGGTCCTTGTCCCGAAGAAGTTGTCCAACAAGTTGGTTGGCAAAACCATTTTGATAGAAGCTATACAGGATGTCAGTGGCACGTCTTACAGGTACAGAAGAGCGGCGGCTTGATGCATTGGTCTTGAGCCGTCGCTGGCAATTGGAACAAATCGATCGACTACTTGGTTGGGAGGTCTTGAGGGCGTTCGCTACAGGAAATTGGAATGCTGTTATGGAACCTGCCGATTTCTGTGATAGAATAGGCGTCAATAAGAACTACTCCCAGGTCGTCGTAGAGCGGGTCTGCAAAAAAGCGAAACACATTTAACATGGAAACAGACTATTCCAAAGCCATTACATATGTTGGCAAGGAGCCGGACATAGAGGCTTTGCGTCAAGCATACCAAACCACCGACACCGAACTGGAGGCTTACTATGATTTGTGCCGCACGTCTTACGACGATAGACGCAACTGGTGGCCTGGGAAGAGCCGCGACTTGCGTAAGCATGGTGCCGATGCTTTCCCATGGGATGGTGCCTCCGACTTGGAGAGTCATGTTATCGATGAGCGCGTTACCCGGCTAGTATCTTTGTTCATGTCCGCCCTGAACCGGGCGAACATCCAGGCTTTTCCTGTAGAGGTGGCTGATGTCCCTAGGGCGAAGGTGGTAAGCAACTTCCTGAAATGGATGACCACCTCTGGTTACATTCCACGCTTCAAGCGTGAGGCAGAACTAGCTGCCAACTACTTCCTGGAGCGTGGTGTGATGATCACCTATTGCGGGTGGCTCATGGAAGATCGCACTTTCAAGCAGAAGTTTAATATGGAGCGGATCGCCAACGCTGATCCCAACCTAGCCCAAATGATATTGGATGGCACCCAGGATGATGAGGTGGTTGTCCAAATGCAGGCGGTAATTAAGGTGACAAAGGAAAATGCCCGGAAAGCCCTGAAGGACTTGCGGGAGTTTGGAATGGCCGAAGTACCTACGGTGAGACGGCAGATCAATGCCCCCGAGGTGAAGACATTGGCTCCCGATGGCGATTTCATTTTTCCTGCATATGTTACAGATCCCCAACGCGCGCCTTATTGTTTTTGGCGCACCTACTACACTGCTCAAGAATTGCAGAACAAGGTGATCACAGATGGGTGGGATGAGAATTTCGTGGAACACGTCGTCTCTAATTTCTCTGGAGTAAACATAAACTCCTTGGAGAGGGAACAGGAGGGAAGGCGTAGCATATCAATAACTGACGATGCTTACGAGGCCGAGGAACTAGTCGAAATAATACATGGATACCAGAGATTGATCGATGAGGCCGACGGGTCAGAAGGGATCTATGAGACAGTGTTCCACGAATCTTTTTCGGGCGACAAGGGATTGGGCATACCTGGGTATGCTAAGTTCGAGTTGCTCAATGGGTATGAAGATTACCCTGTGGTAGTCACTCGTTTTAGCGAAGATACCAAGCGTTTGTATGACACCATGACCGTTCCATCGCTTCTGCGGGGGATACAGAGTCAGGTGAAGGTGGAACGCGATAGCCGCATCGACAGCAATAGCTTGTCCACCCTACCTGCCATTACACACCCGAAGGGGCGTAAGCCGGAGGAGATCGGGCCGGGGCGTTTCATCCCGGAGGTAAGGGCTGGAGAGATAAGGTTTATGCAAGGGCCTGGGTTCAATTCTGGATCCGTTGAAATGGAAAACAACCTCCAGGAGCAGGCCGATCGCATGGTAGGGCTTGATGAACAATCTCCACTATCTGGCATCCGGCGTCAGTTTCTGGTAGACAAATATTTGCAACATATGGCCGAGGTGATAGCATTGTGCTACCGCAACTTCCAGAGGTTTGGCCAGGATAGGATATTTTTCAATGTCACCGGAGTACCCGATCCCCAAATGTTCAGCAAGGGCAACCCCGACGAAAACTTCGATGTTACCATTAGCTTCGATGTTCTCAATGCCGATGGTGATAAGCAGGAGGCCAAAATGAACCAACTACTTTCCTTAGTCCAAATGGACAGGAATGGCCGCATAGATATGGACAAACTCCTATCTGCGATAGCTTCTTCCATCGATCCGGTATTGGCGGATGGAGTGATGAGGCCAGTCGAAGCGGCACAAGACCAAATGCTAAAAGATATCACAGATGACCTATCGAAAATTTATGCAGGAATCGAAGTGCCAGCAAGGCCTAATGGCTCTCAAGCGGCTCTTCAAATCATTCAGCAATATACGCAGCAACCGGACGTTCAAAAGCGTTTGCAAGAGGATGAGGCTTTTGCTGCTCGTCTTCAGAAATATGCTGGACAGTATCAGTTCGCTATGCAGCAAGCTCAAAACGCCCAAATAGGGCGTATCGGGACGGCCCCAGCCCAGATGGGCCAGGTGCAGACCCAAGGAATGCAGCAGTGATGCCAGATAATAAGACCACAAAGGAATATGGGGTAAAGCGTGAGCGGACACTCAACCTAAACCTTCTCGCTGATTCGGTCAGAAAGTATTTCGGAAAGAACCCGGTCATAGAAGCCGCTATGTATGGCAACTCATCGGTGGAAACCGGGGGTAGCTATAAGCATGACCAGAAGCAATATGGTGGCGGCGGAGGATATGGTGTCTTTCAGTTCGATTTTCACAAACCCTATTACAGAGAATATCTGGAAGAGGAAGGATTGCCGGACAACACTGACTCCCAGGTGAGGTATGTTTACGAAAACATATACGGGAAAAAGAAAAACATATTGGGTGCAGGCAATGCCAAGAAGCTAAGAGAGGCATTTCAGTCTGATGATCCAGAATTTGTAAGCGATCAGTTTATGAGCATATTTCTTCGCCCAGGTAAGCCGCATCGCGACCGGCGTGTAGATGCTACCAAGAAGTATTACGAACAGCTTATCAACCGATCAGATGCCCCTGGAAGATGATATAAGGGCATTGTCCCAATACGAGCAGTTTGCTCGCTTCATAAATGTTATTAAGCAACGCCGAGAGGCTTCAATCGCCCGGCTTCGCGGATCCTCCACCGAGGAGGTAATGCAGATATCCGGGGAGATATCGGCATACGATGACATCCTCCAGGATTGCAACTACGAAGATCTGCTAAAAAAATGGCATGCCCATGTGGAATAGAATGTTTCGCGTGATATAATCACGCCTTCGCCATCGCTAGGCGTAATAAGCGGAAACATTAAAACACATGAGTGAAGTAGTTGAGGCGATCGCTGATGCCTCTGAAAACACAGCGGAAAACAGCAATATATCAGCGTCTGATTTTGAAATGAGACGCTCCAGGCAACTGGAAGAGCAAGCTGCTCCTCCACCACCTGAACCGGAGGCTGAGGAATTTGTTTCTGAAGAGGTTGAGACTGAGTCCCAACCACAGGAGGAAGAAGAAGTCCAAAGCCAGACAGATGTTCTTTCAAATATCGACTTGGATAACTTATCCGAGGCGGAAATAAAACAACTCTCCGAGGCATTGTCTAGTCGGGCGGTTGATCGATTTGGTCAACTCACCGCAAGGGCTAAAGCCGCCGAAGAGAGAGCGAGAGATCTTGAGGATAGCTTAAAGACCCAGCAAGAGCAGGTTCTTTCTGCCACTTCTGAAATCGAGAACAATCCCTACGAAGATCTGAAAAGCGTCCAAGACATCCAATCTAAAGCCAAGGAAATCAATGATGTGATTGAATGGGCGGAGGATGTCTTATTTGAGTCTGCTGATTACGGCCCCGATGAAGAGGTGACCGAATCTAATGGGCAGGCCATGACGAAAGCTCAGGTCCGTGAAGCGCTGAAACAAGCCAGGAAGTCTCGGGATAAATACCTACCGGACCAGTTTCGGAAGGTAAAGAAAGTGGAGGATGCAACCAAGCTGCGTCAGGAATATGGTCAAAGGGCTATGAAGGAGTTCAAGTGGCTAGGCGACAAAGAAAGCGAGCAGACTAAACAGTTTGTGCAGCTTGCCAGCCAACCCGCACTCCAGAAGGCATATGAGCAAAATCCTGATTTGAGCTGGCAGTTGCCCTACCTATTGGCCCATTCGGTCAATAGCATGTATGGCGGCAAGTCTAAGCCATCCACAAATGCACAAGATGCATTCAAGCCATCTCCGCCCAAAAGTCCGTCTCCGGCTGGAGCCAAGTCCGATAAGTCCGAGGACAATTCGTCCAAAGCACTGAAAGATTTGTCATCACGGTTTAGGCAATCTGGAAACAAAAACGACTTCATTACGTTACGAACCAAACAATTAGCTAGAACATAATAAAATGGCATTCTCAAACACATACGACACAACTAATCCTGGTTCTGGTGTTTCCAACAGAGAAGACTTGACTGATGTCTTGACTATTCTTGCTCCTGAAGAAACTCCAGTTTTATCTTCTGCTTCCAAGCAGAAAGCAAACGCAACGTTCGTTGAGTGGACCGTAGACGCTTTGTCTGCTCCTTCATCGACTGGCATCCGTGAAGGCGCTGACGTTACATTTGACGCCGACGCTGACGTATTTGCAGGACGCGCGCGTCTTGGAAACTACATCCAAAAGTTCCGCCGCTATTACCAAGTTTCCGATCTTCAGGAAGCTGTTGAAAGCGTTGGGCCTGCTAAGATTGCACAAGCTGAAGCCAAGTCTATCCGTGAGCTGAAGCGTGATATTGAAAAGACTCTTTGTGGTACTCAAGATCGCGCTGTTGAAGACGGATCTAGCACTGCTTACGCTTTGCGTGGTTTAGGCAAATGGATTGATAGCACGACCACTGCTGGTGGCGGTAATTCTGATGTTCCAGATTCTTTTAAAACTCCTGCTGACAGCATTCATGCTGCCTCTGAAGGTGCTTTTACGGAAACTGTTTTGAACAACTTGATCACCTCGATCTTCCGCGAAACCGGAACGACGAACAGCCTCACGATGGTTGCTGATACGGCTGTTCGCCGCATCATCTCTGATTTCGCTCGCACTGCTGGCGTAAGCGGAACTGATGCAGACAGCGTTCGTACCGTTAATTACAACGGTGACTCAGCTCAGATCAAGTTGAGCGTTGAGTTCTATCAGTCCGATCACGGCATGATTTCGATTGTCAATGGCAATCCTGACTGTATGCCTGACACGACTAACAAGGACTACGCTTACTTGCTCAATCCTGAGTATTACGGCATCCATGAGCTGATTCCAATGGGATCAACTCGCCTCCCGAATCAGGGTGGTGGTGAGCGTGGCTACGTTGATTGTGCTTTGACCCTCGGTGTTTACCACCCACAGGCTCACGGCAAGATCGAAGAAGTTGCGTAAGCTCTCTTAACATATTATTTCGGGGAGGTTGGGCCAATCCTGGCCTCCCCTTTTTTTGTTTTTTATATGGAAATAATCACTAAGCTACCAAGATACGACGACGGGGAAATCAACAGGGCTTTCATGAAAGAAATCCAAACGGGTTTTAAAATGGAAAGAGCCAAAGAAGGAGAACGCGAAGCCCAGGCTGCTAAGGAAGCCAAAACAAACGTCGGCAAAACTCACCCGGTTCTTGGTAAATGCGTAGCTAATATGCCAGCTCGTGACTATTTCAGATTAGTAAATAAGTACGGACACGACACTGTAAATAGTAGAGAGTTCTTACGATATTTTAACAAGAAGTTTCCGCACCTCAGTCCCAACAACGCATAAATGCAGGATAAAGCAAATAAAGATTTGTATGATTTGATATCCGCCCTAGCGGGTACTTCCGATTTCACATTGGCGGAACAGGGTCATCTATTGGCTCTAGCGAATAGGCGGATGTACGAAGCGTACAACCGAACACCATATTGGGTAAGGTATTTAACAACCGGGGAGGAAAGAACCATTTCCAACTCGATAGTTCCTTTTACGGAAACGAGTAAAGCAAACATTGGTGAGTTTATTAGAATACATAGACAAGAACCATTTCTAAGAAACTCTACTATTGAGTTTGAGTTCTTTGTGGAAAGCGATGGCGCGCATGTAATGAACCTCACTACATCAGACGCTACCAGCGTTTATGTTACATACAAAAAGCCCATCACCCTCCTTACTACATTAGACACCGCTGGAACCGGGGGAGAAACAGAGGTTCCACAAGAATTTTTTTACTACATGGCCCATGCCACATATGCCGACTTTCTTAGACTAGACGGACAACACCAAAAGGCTGTTCTTGAAGATCAAATAGCCGAAAATTATCTAGGCGAGGAAATCGACAACCCACAGCAAGTAGCCAACAACAACACTGTAGGCAAACGCTTTAAAACTTACGTATCTCAACAAGCACGATAAATGAACTCAAGAACCTCTAATTTATATATCGGGAACGTAAACCCGAATGCAAACGATCAAGCTCTTACGGTAGACGCAACGGTGGGAGGTGTACAATTTGCTGCACTTCACGCTGACACGGACTACGTTGTTTTAGACATTCAAGACAACAATGCTAGAGCTACATTTGACGGCTCGGCACCTACATCTTCCAATGGTCATTTGTTGGTAAAGGAACAGGGCCTTATTACCTTAAGCGCCAACGCAGCTAAGGCTATGAAGATGATTCGCGTTAGCTCTGATGCCGTCATTCACCTTACTGAATTTGTAGACTAATGAGGACACTCGGCCTTCAGATGATAAACGAGGGCCTGATGTTAACTCGGGCTGGCTATCGTATACTTCTTGCTAGTGGCACTGCTGGCAATCTTACTTGGGCTAATTTTGAGTCTGAGCTTATCCGTGCAGCCAATGCAAATGGTCACAACAGTAACGATACAGCATTTAATGCTTTCGTGGACTACATCTTTTTTAACGCAGCCGCATTTAATTTGGCGGATGGAGCAGCTTTAGACACAGCCCTTACTAACGAAACTATGTCTATATCAAACCTAGACACTTACGCAGCCGCTTACGTACCTTAATTATGAAACGCTTACTACTATCATTACTTATACCCGCTCTGGCATGGGGCCAAAGCGTAACGCTAGACAGTGAATGGGACACTGTTAAGAAACGCATTGACAGGGCTACCGACTGGTACAGTGCAGTGACGGCATACGCCACTGGAGGACAAACCAACGCTACGGTGCTTGCTGATTACTACAACTATGTTTCCACTGTAGCTACGGCTGGAGATAGTGTAAAGGTGGCAGCGTTGTCAACATACTCCAATGGTCAGCCCGTTGTAATTTACAATGCAGGAGCGGCTTCGCTAGATGTATTTCCGGCAACAGGAGAAGACATTGGAGAAGGAGCAAACACTGCTATAGCTGTACTTCCTAACTACTTTTTGGTTCTGCAAAAGCTTGGAGGAGCATGGGTTAGCACATTACAGCAACCTGGATCTGGACCAGCTTTCATTGAAAAACACGCAACAAGCCATACGCTAACGGCTGGGGAATGTTATGGAAGCGTGTACTACGTCACTGCTGCTTCAGTAGTGCTTACGTTGCCGCCTGCTGAAGATGGCATGAATATTACTGTAATTAGCAATACGGCCAATGTAGTTACGGTAGACGCAAATGCTTCCGACTTAATCATCCTAGATGGCACAGCCTTACACGATGGCGATAGCATTGATTCAGCAGGGGCTGCTGGAGATGTTTGTGTACTGACTTACTATGACGCTACTGGGTGGTTCGCATCGACCAACACATGGGTAGACGGAGGCCCTTAATATGAAGAGATTGGTTGGCATTTTATTGCTGCTCGGGGTTGCGTTGACCCAATCGGGTAGCGTTACGCAATACCATGCAGTGGTTGCTAGGAAGAAGGCTGCTGGGGGTGGCGGTACTTCGCCTGGGACTACCAATCTGTATGGGGCTTGGAGTTTTGACGACGCTTCTAGCCCAATGCAAGATTCTCATACTACTAATAATGATATAACTGGTCAAGGGAGTCCAAGTTATTCGCAAACAGCTCTAACGAACGGGACATCCGTTTACTTTGACACTGGAGACTCTGGGTATAATGTAGACGACGCTGGTCAAGAAG